CGCGGGGGAGTAGCTCAGTTGGTTAGAGCGCCGGCCTGTCACGCCGGAGGTCGCGGGTTCGAGCCCCGTCTCTCTCGCCATTAAAATCAAGGCGATGGGAAACCGTTCCGAAAAGCCGTTCCGGCCAATTTTCGGAATATGTTCCGAAAACGTCCCGGTCCGATCCGCTATTTCCGCCCCCTCTTTCGCGCCTCATCGACCTGCCTGACCGTCGCCAAATCGACCGGCGCATAGGTCTTTTGCAGATGCGTCGAGGAGGCGAAATCGTTGGCGAGCTTCGTCCCGACCTGCTCGGCGCCGGCGCCGCCGCGAATCGCCTCGATCGCTCCGCTGCGGCGGAAATCGGCCAGCGTCCGTCGCTCCTCCTCCCCGAAAACCAGCGCCCGCACATCCCGGAAGTCGTCGCCGAGCGTGTCCTTGCTGTAGGGCGCGCCGGAGCGGTGCCGAAAAATCCGCGCGGTCGGGGCGATCTCCGCGCCGAGCTCCACCAGATAGGCGTCCAGGACGCGGCGCGCCGGCCGAGACAGCGTGGCGATGGCCGCGCGCCCGGTCTTGGCCCGCGCCAGCTCGAACACGTCGGGCGCGGTCCGATCCGCAGGCGTCAAGCTGCGCACGTCGACGGGCGAGAGGGAAGAATCCCAGGCCACCGCGATGATCGCCGCCAAGCCGCGATAGCCGGCGCGCCACGCGCACTTGACCAGCTTGCGGACCTCGGCGTGAGACCAGCGCTCTTGCCGGCGCGCGGGCTCGTGATTGCGGATCCCGAGCGACGGATCAGCGCCGCGCACGCAATAGCCGAGCGCCGCTGCGACGCCCCAGAGCGCCCGCCATATCTTGATGCACCGGTGAGCCTCACGGAGGGAGACCTCCTTCTCGACCCTGGCCCGAAAGGCCGAGATATGCTCGAGGCGTACGGCGGCCGGGGCGCGCGGGCCGAAGATCGGGCCGATGCGCTTCCAGGCGCGCTCCCACTCTTCCTTCGTCCGCGGGGCCTTCGCGCGCCATTCCTCAGTCGCCCGATAGCGACGGAAGGCCTCATCCAGCGAGCCGGGCGGGGCAAGCGGAGCCCGCGGCCCATCCCCGCGAAGCTTGATCGCCCGCCACGCCACATTGCATTCCTGCGCCTTCCTCCAGGCGTCCGGTCCATCCGGACCGCAGGCGACCGCCTTCAAGCCAGCCTCGCGCATCTCGCGCGTCGGCTCCCAAAAGCCGTTGCTGCGCTTAACGCGGTAATAGGGGATTTTCACCCGCCCCATGGTCGATCCCCAATGCTCGGTCGAGCGCTGCGGCGTCGTCTTCGATCCGGCTCGCGGCTTTCGGCTGCTCGTCGGCAGTCAAGATGACGATCTTCGGGCCGTCAACCTCCACACGCGACACGACGAGCCCCGCAGCCCGAGCGGCTTTGATGGCGCGGGCGATGTCTGCCTGCGTGGCTCCGGCGCGGCGGCTCATATTTCACCGCCTCCCCCGAGCCCGCGCTCGATCGCCTCGCGCTTGCAGCGCTCCCACGCGGAATCGACCCGCCGCCACATAGCAACCGCGGAGAGGCGCGCCGGCGAGCCGGGAAGCAGCCTCCAATATTCGCGGTAGAGCGGCTTGCGCGCGATGATCCGCCGTGCGCGCCGCCGCGCGAGCGTGTAGGCGGCGCGCGCCTCGCGCGAGACGAGCCGCCAATGCTTCGGGCAAATCCATTCCGAGAAGCCCTTTTCGGCGCCGATCGTTCGCCGGCAGAAAGGGACGCAGCACGGGAGGCGCTCGCCCGCCGGCCGGGTCATGGCGTCACCTCTTCGCAGACGAGCGGGCGCCCTTCGCCGTCCAGCGTGTCGATGTTCGCCCGGATCGTGCGGAGGGTGATGGCGGCGACGAAGGGGTTCGCGGCCCAGGCGTCGGGGCCGTGAAGACGGCTCCATAGATTTCGAAAACGCTGTCTCGCGGTTTCGCATTCTGCGCAATCGACTTCACACACGCCGAGCCCGTGTCCAAGAGCGGCGTGGACGCCATAGCCTTCACATTTGTCGCAATAGATTTCGTCGCCAACATCGCCTTCAAGCGCCGTTGGCACGCCCTCGGCGAGCGCCTCCGCCTCGGTGATATCCTGCAGCCGCTCGACCTTCACGCTCTCGACGATCAGCGTGAGGCGCGACGCCCAACGCGGCATGTGGATCGAAGGAATCCATCTCGTATTGCTCGGCGCGTAGGAGTTGTCGGCGGCATAGAAGACGTGGGACTTCGGCATTTTGCGAGGCGGTAGTTCGGCATAGATCGAGTGCGGCTTCCAGTTTTCACGCACCCACATCCGATCGCCGGCGCGCCAAGGCAGCAGCGCGAGGAGCCGATCGTTCGAGACATCGTGCCAGCGCGCGCATTGGTCCCGGAAATGCCAGTCATAGCCGGCCGTGTCCGATGGTCCGAGCTCGCTGATCCGTCCTTTGCCGCGCAAGCGCGTCGGGATGCGCCGCGTCATGGTCTTGCGACCATCGAGAAACGCGCGGATCATCGGCGCAGAGAAAATGATCGGCAGGTCAGCCATCGCGCTTCTCCGCCGCATGGTCAGAATCGACGATCTCCTTCGCCACCAGCGCGGCGAGCTGCTCGTAGGCGTCTAGCAACAGCGCAAGCGTCGCGCGCTCCGACTGCCCTTCAAGGACGAAAAACGACACATCGCCGTCGGGCGTTCGAATGCGCTGCTCGACATAGGCGATCAACTTATGAGCGATTGGAAGCTGCACGGCGGTGCCGAGCCGGGGGAGCTGCGCATAGAAGCGATCGCCGTTGACGAGTTCAACGCGCTGTCCAGAATTCGGGCCGCCGATGCACAGGAGCGATTTTGCTTTAGCCATCACGCCGCTTTCCTTTTCGCTTCCGCCTGCCCTCGATCCTCGCCACCACCATCCGCGCGCGAGGAAAACGCCATTTGCGCAGCGCCCGGCTCCATAGGCAGGACTCGGCATCGTGCCGGCAGCGCCCGGCGCCGAGGTCGATCGCGTTGGGCGAGCCGCCGCAGCTGGCGCAGGTTGCGAGCGCGGCTTTCATGAGCGCGGCTCCGATATAGGACTCGCCGGGAATACGTGCTGTGAGAGCGTGATGGCGTCGGAGACCAGCGCCAGCGTGCATTTTGCGTCGTTGACGTAATCGCTTTCCTCTCCGCCCGCGCATTCTCGATTATCAAGCTCTTCCGCGATGAATTCGCTGGCGCTGATCAAGGCCTCGCGCATCGTCGCGATAGCCGTCCGCGCCTTCGCCAACTCGCATGGCTCGAATGAGCTGGCCTTCTCCGGGTCGAGTTCATCGGCGCAGGCGCGCAGATTCTCGACACCGCCGAACGCGCGCCACTGATCGGGCGTCTGAGGATCATCGGTCGCGAAGATCGCAGCGTGCTCGGCTGAGGCGCGCCACGCCTCGCGTAATGCAGCGACGGCCGTTCGCGTCGAGAGCGTCTCGGCGGCCGCCTCGCGCAAGAGGCCCTGTGCTTGATCGCGCTCGCTTGTGAGGCGCTCCACTTCCGATCGGAGACGCCCGAGCTCGCCGGTCAGCTCGGCCTCCTCCTCACCGACACAAGTCGAGATGCGATCGGACTCGCTGCTCTCCATCATTTCCGTCTCCACAAAAATTCGAACATCGCCTGAAACCCAGCGCACGCCCCCTCGCCCTCCACCACGACGAGGTCGTTCTCCTGGCGCTTCAGTCCGGACGCCGTGAAATTCGCCGAGCCGGTTCGGAGGAATCGGCCATCCACGCAATAGCTCTTGAGGTGCATCAGCTCGCGCGGGCCTTTGAACCGCATCTCGACGTTCGGCGCTTCGGCGAGGCGATCGAGGGCGTCCGCGACCGGGCCTTGCGCGTCTCGCTCATTGCCGTCGCGGAAGAGCCGCACGCGCACGCCGCGGCGGCCGGCATTCGTGAGCGCGTCGATCACCGGCACGTCGGTCAGCACGTAGGCGGCGAAGTCGATCGTTCGCGCGGCGCTGGAGATGAGCGCGAGGTCGAGCCGCTCGAGGTTCTCGGACGGGGAATAGTGCGTCTCGACGCGTATCGGGTCCGCGGCCGCGGTCACCGCGATGATCGCCAGCCCTGCAGCAACGATTAAGCGGGCGCGGCGCATCATTTCTGACCTCGCAGCATCGCAAGGATATCGGCCTTGTGCCGCTCCGCCGCCGCCTGGGCGAGCGCGTGATCGGCCTCGTCGGCCATCCTGTCGTGCATGACGCCGAGCGCCTGGGCCTCCTTGATCGACAGCACCTCGAACATTCCTGGATCCGTTCCGAGATCGGTCGTCAGGTAATAGGCGAGCACGCTCTCCCGCTGGCCCATGCGGTGGGCCCGGTCTTCGGCCTGCCAGTGGATCGCGGGCGACCAATCGAATTCGGCGAAGACGACGACACGGGCGCGCGCCTGCAACCCGTCGATGCCGGTCGCAGCCCGAAGGGCGATCTGGCAGAGGTTCGTATCGCCGGCCGCGAAGCGCTTCACGGCGGTGTCTTTCTGTCCCATCGTCTCTTGCCCGGTGATGCGGACCGGGTTGAAGCCGTCGAGCGCGTCTGAAATCAGATCATGCACGGCGTGGTGATGGGCGAAAACGAGGGTCGGCTGTTCCGCCTCGAGCAGCGCGCGCAGGAAGGCGATAACGCCCGGCGCCTTGGCGACGCCCGTCGCGAGGCGAGTCTTCGCCAGCGCCTCGGCTTCCATCTTCCCGCGGTCGAACGGGTCGCGCACGAGCGCCGCATCCTTGGCAAGCTTGACCGCTTCCTTCAGCAACTCGGCGAACTTCGCATTGTCCGCGTCGATTGGTTCGATAACGCGCTGCTTCTCCGGCAGCTCGCCAAGAACCTCGGCCTTCGTCCGGCGCAGCAACAGCCCGCGGTCGCGAAGATAGGTCCCCAGCGCATCCGGTTGCGCGACCAAATTCGGGTCTCCGGACTCGACGCACCATGTCCGCTGGAAATCGACCTTCGTCCCGAGGCAACCGCGGTTGATCGTGTTCCAAACGTTGTAGACCTCGATCCCCTTGTTGTAGATCGGCGTGCCCGAAAGGCCGACGGCGCTCTTCGCGCTCCGCGCCAGCGTTCGGCAGGCATCGTGCTTCCGCGTTCCAGGGTGGCGCAGCTCTTGGCATTCGTCGAAGATGATCGTGCGGATACTTCGCGCGCGCAGCCAATTCTCCCACGCGCCTATGATGAGGTAATGGGCGACGTAGAGATCGGCGTTCGGCGTGTCTTTCCCCGCCTTGACCCCGCGCAATGATAGCCATGAGATCGCGCCGGCCGGACCCGCGAGCGGGCGCGTCGCGTCCCGCACCTCGAGGAATTCCTCGATCTTCCGCTCCCAATGCTTCATGACGTGCGGCTGGCAGACGATCAGCGCCGGCCAGTCGTTGAGGCGGTCGAGCAGCGCCAGCGCCTGGGGAGTCTTTCCGAGCCCCATGTCGTCGCCGAGCACCGTCTTGCGATACGCGACCATGAAGCTGAGGCCTTCCTTCTGAAAGTCGCGAAGCGTCCCTTTGAAGCGTCCGCCCCCTATCGGTGCGCCGATCGGCGCGAGCGCGAGCCGCTCCTCATAGGAGGCAACGAGGTCGGTATATTGCTCGGCCCACAGCTCTGCGGCCGTGCGGCCGATCGAGACCGGGAAGCGGTGCATCAGCATCAAAAGGTCTTCGAACATCGAGGCGACGGCCAGCCAAGAGATCGCGTCGCGCGCTTTCGTGCAGCGCGCTCCGGAGAACAGCTTGTCCGCCATGATGACGACGACCGGCGAGCCTTTGAGCGTCCAGCGCGCGCCGCCTCCGCCTTCCGGCGTCTCTTCCGTAACGGAAAGCGTCAGGTGGGCGATAGCGCCGCGATCGTCGGGGCGCTGTAACAGCGGCGGGAGCCGGCGAGGAGCCTCTTGCTCCAAGATCGTGAGCGCAGTTGTCGTCATGCCGCGACTCCGATCATCGTCGGCACGCCGCGGGGCATTTGGCGGACGCGTAGCGACCTGTGCCACTCTGCTGGATCGGCACCGGCGCGATCCTTAAATTGGTTCGCGCGCGCAAAATAGGAGCCGAGCTGCTTGACGTAGATCGCGACGCCCTGGGCATCGCCCCATGCGATGAGATCAGACGCCCAAGAAACGCGGTATTCGCGCCCTTCAGCGCCGCCCTGGTTACTCTCGCCGCCGGTGATGACCCAATCGAGCCCCTCGGCACCTCTCGGGACGACGCGCTCCAACTGCGGCTCGATCGAGAGCCCCACCCATGCGACGCCGCGACGCCTTTTCAACTCGAGCAGCTTCGGCAGGTCGCGGTCGCACTCCGCCTGTGTGACGACAGTCGCGACGATCCCGCAATGGTGAAAATTCTCCGCCCAGTCTGCCGGCAGCATGTCCGCGGCGTTGCCGATGCGTTTGGTGACGAAAATGAAATTCAGGTTTTTGCACTCGCGCACCAGGGCCCAGAGATCATCGCGCCAGCTCTTGTCCACTTTGCCGTCGAAAACGTCGGCGAGGCTCGCAACGAAGACCCAAATGCGGCGGCCGGACGCCGCCACGTCCCGGTTCCATTTGCGCACCTTCGCCCATGTCGAATCGGCTGTCCGCCGGCGCGCCGCGTGCGGACCCCAATCGACACCAAGCCGGCGCGTCGCCAGCGCCTCGGCGTAGCAATGGTCACAGCCAGGCCCGACCTTGGCGCAACCGATCCATGGGTTAAACGTGTGATCGGTCCAAGCGATTCCGCTGTTCTCAGCCATCCGATTCGCTCCCTTCCGCCGCCCGCGCGCGCCGCACCCGTCCCTCGGCGCGAATGTCCCGCGCGATCTCGGCCGCGAGCTGCGCCAGTTCCGCAATCTGCATCCCGCGCGCGTTCAGAGCGCCGCGGCCCGTGCGATGCGCTTCGGCCTCACGGACAAGCGCCTCGTTTCGAGCGTCCGCCACGCGCGCGGCGATTTCGTAGGGACTGGGCTCGCTCATGCCGGCTCCTTTCGCTTCGGCCGCGTCGCATAGACCCGCGTGACAGCCCGCCGGTGCAACACCTTCGCGTTGCGGCCCTCGGCTTCGATTCGCTCGCGCATGCAGTTAGCGAGCGCGAGCCGCGTCAGCGGAAGCTCTTCCGAGAAGCTATGGACGTGCAGGAACCCCGCCTCGAGCAAGCCGGCGATCTCCGCGCGCTCGGCGCTCGCCTGCGCATCGTCGAGGGCTTTTTCTTCCGGGTTCATGCCGCCTGCCTTTCCCAAATCGCCACCGCCTCGCGCCAGTTCGCGGCGCCGAGCTTTTGGCAAATCAGGCCGGACCTACGCTGCGCCGACCGATAGGTCATGCCGAGGCGTGTGGCGGCGTCTTGAAGATCGCGCGCCCCGGCGGCGAGCACGCGCAGAAAGGTGATTTCGGCGCTGGTGAGCGCGCTCGGATCGCTCAGGTGGCGCGGGGTGTATTGCGACATGGTCACGCCCTCCCGTCAGCTATGTCGGCCGTCGTCGACTGCTCTTCCTCGCGCCCGTCACCGCGATAATGGGCGGCGAAGGCCTCGGCCTCTTCGCGCGTCGAGAAAAGCTCCCACGCTTCGGAGGAGCCGTCTTCGTCTCCCTCGTAATAGCGCGCCGCGAACTGCGGCTGGCCGACGAAGACGGGAAGCACAGGGACTACGTCTTGCTCGGAGTATCCGACAAGCTCACCAAGCTCCGATGCCGCCCGGTCATTGTAAAAGTCGTCGGGCTTCATGAATCCGGCATCGCGCATCGTCGCTGAACGCTCGACGCAATGATCCGACGATGCGACCTCGATCCCCATGCGGTCGAGCGCGACGGCGTGCTGCGGCTCGCCGGTGCGGAGATAGTCAGCCAGCGCAGTCACTTCGGCGATTGTCCATTGCGCAGGGTTGCATCGGCCGTGGTGAAAGATCAGCGTTGTTGTCTTGGACATGCTCAAATCCTCCTCTTCGTCGTCAGAAAAATGCTCGTGCGCAGCGCGCAGAAGTTATGCGTGTCAACGTCGACGAGCTCGATGCTGGCGCCGACTTCCTCTTCCAGCTCGAGCAAGATTTTCTGGATTTCCTCTTCGGCCTCTTTGACGCGCGGGTCGTTGTCGAGATCGGTCGCCATGGTTCAGAACTCCTCACCGTCATCGTCTTCCGGCGCTGAATAGGTGAGCCGCGCTGGCGCGTCGTAGGGTCGATTTGCGCGGATCACGGTCGCTTCGTCCGTGAGCGAAAAGGAGAAGATCGCCGAGCCGCCGTAGTAGTACGTCGTCCAGCCGGTCACGATGGCGCGCCGCTTGCCGTCCTCCTCGCCGCTCCATTCCAGCTTCGGAACGTCGACGCGCAGCATCTTCGCGCCGAAGCGCTCTTCCTCGCGCGTCCGGCCGGCGTGTCGGCGATGGCCGAAAATTTCAACGATCGCCAATTCGAAGCCATCGGCCTCGATGTCCTGATTTTGCGATTGCTCGTCCATGGTTCACGCCCCCGTCTTCTTCGCCGCTTCATCCGCCTGCTTCGCGACCTTCATGAGCGCCGACATGTGCGGGTTGATGCGATCGAGATTGTCGGCGGAGAGGCTGTTGTAAAAGCGGTCGAAAACGCGTCGCCCTTCCATCGCGTGCTGGCGCGCCTCGTCGAGAAGCCGCTCTTCCTCCGTCCGCGTGTCCGGCTCGCCATCCTGGTCGGCCGCGGGAGCAGCGCCGGCGGAGTCCCGTGCGCCAGCATCCGTCCCCGCGGCCTGCGACGACGGGTCTCCTGCCCCGGCGTCGGTCTCTTGTTGTTGCGTGATTTCGCCGGTCTCGGCGTCGTGGGTGGCTGCCTCGCGCTCTTCCAGCTTCTTTCCGAGCGCGTCCAGCTTCTCGCCGAGGCTCTTCGCAGGCGTCCCCTTCGTTTCCGGCTTCGGGAACATTTCCTCGATTGTCGATTCCCCATTCTTCAACGCCGAGCGTGCGCCAGTGAGGGTTACCAGATGGTCGAGCGTGATATCCGCAGCGCCGCCGATTCCGAGCGCGGTGAACACGCGGTCCGACGTGACGCCAAGCTTGTTGAATGCGGCAAGCGCGATATCGCGCCGTTCCTCGAGAGTCTTGATGTCGCCGCGGATCACATCCTCGACGGCCAGCAGTGCCCTGCGGCCAATGCCCCTCGGGATACCGGCGAGGATTGCGTTGCGGCGGGCGATCGAACTCGCGGCAGCGCCGGTGGTTTGAATCGCATCATTGTCGATCCCTTTTCCGCGCTTCGCTTGAATAATGCGGATAATCCGGGCCGTCTGGGCGACATTCGTTTCGAGGTCGTGAAAGACCGCTTCGGCCTCGACGAACCCATCGACCTTATCGACATGCACGACGCGAGCGCCGATGCGGCAGTTGCACCACTGGCTCACCATGATCTCGGCGAAGCGAATCGACGGGCCTCTGACTGTTTTTCCGCCGCGCGGGAGCGCGTATATGCATTCAGCGGCCGTCTCTTCGTCCAGCGTCGCCAGTGTCGTGATTTGGGAAATGGCCCGCTGTATCGATCTCGGGAACGCACGCGCCGTCGCGATCTGCTGGTCGATCTCGACCCGCGCGAGGCTGACAGCGATGCTTGCATGAGGATCGCGGGCCGCGGGCAGGCTGGATTTGATCTCTTCGTCTTGAACCGTCAGATTGCTCATGGTGCTTTCGCCTCTCAATAGGAAATCGTGACGTTCGGGATCGACCGGCTCGCGATCAGCGTTACGATCGCCCGCGCGTCGTCTTCGGAGAACCCCGCCTCGACGAAGGCCGCGGCGGCAAGGTTGTTGATCGTGGCGCGATGCTCGCGGTCGGCTTCGCGCGCCGCAGCTTCGGCGGCTTCACGGGCGCGCTTCGCCTCGAACTCTTGCTTTGCGCGTAGCCCGGCGGCCCGCGCGCGCTCCTCGGCCTCTTCCGCCTGCCGGCGCAGCTCGGTCTCCCGGCGCTCGGCCGCGAGGCGCTCCTCTTCGGCTTTGAGCGCGGCGTCCCGCTCGCGGCGCGCCGCCTCTTCGCGCTCGGCGCTGGCCTTGGCCTCGATCGCCTCTTTCTCCGCACGGGCGGCCGCCTCTCGGCGTGCGATATCCTCGGACGCCTTGCGCTCCGCCTTGAGACGCGCTTGCTCCGCAGCCTCGCGGGCGATGCGCTCGTCACGTTCGCGGGCCTCGCGTTCGGCCGCCTCTTGACGCAGGCGCGCCAACTCGGCTTGCTCGGCCTCGCGCTTCTCCGCCGCGGCAATAGCGGCGGTCAGGCGGTCCCGGGCCACATCCTTCGCACTGGCATACTCGCCGATGAACTCTTCGCAGGCGGGACCGACCTCGACCGCGTCGACAGCCTCGAGGCCGATGCGCAACATCGCCGATGGCATGTCCGCAGGCGGCTGCCCGGCATTGATCAGATTGTCGATCGCCTCGCGATGCTGAGCGATCCGCCGATCTTCCGCTTCCTCCCACTCCGTCAGCGGCGCCCGCACCTCGTCGCGCCAGGCGTCGAGCGTGTCGCGGATCGTCTTTCGCGCCGCATCGATCTTTTTCGGAATCTCCTTCTGCGCCGCCGCGAGGTCCTTCCCAACGCTCTCGAGGTAGCTCTTGCTCTGCGAAATCTTGTGCGCCATGGACGCGATCTCTTTGCGTCCCTTGGCAGTCGACACATCGCCCTCGAAGGCGTCGATCTCCTTTCGGATCGCGGCGAGCACCGGATCGACCGCTTTCGGCGTCGTGAAGAACGCGAGCGCCCGCCCCTCGGGCACGGTGAGCGCCAGTGCTCCCGCCGGCGGGATCGTGACGTAATCGCTCGGGGAAATGACTTCGGCTTCCATGGTCAGGCTCTCTTAATGCGAATGGTCCGATAGGATGTTGGTGCGACCTCATAGGCGCCGCGCCGCACGGTCTTCGCCTCGACGACACGCCCGTCCGCAAGCCGCCCGCGCGCCGCATTCCCGAGCGCGAAGATGATCTCGGCGTCGAGCGGCTTCCGTTCCTTGGCGGCGGCGGCTCCATCGGATTCGCGTTCCTTCAGCGCCTCGCGCTGCGCGATCAGCTCGCCGATGTGTGTATTGCCGGACAGGTCGACCGTCGCCCCGTCGTCGTCGGCATACAGGTTCGCGATCAGCTCGCCATCGCGGCCGAAGTCCGGCGCCGGCTGCTCGCCGCGGCGAACCAATTCCCAGAAGGCAGCGGTCTCCCGCTCGATGCGCGCCAGCACGCCGGCATGCAACGGGACCTCGAAAATGTGCAGGTCGATTCCGAAGTCGACGACGAGCGCGATGACGATCGCGAAGTCAGCGCCCGTAAGGGCGGCCTCCTGCATCGCCTGCACAGCGACGTAGAGCGGCGGCTCGAGCTCGCCGTCGTCGTTCTTCCATTTCTTGTCGAAGACGAGCTTCTGAACGCTCTTCACCTGGGCGACGCCGCGACCCTTGCCGGCGGCGCGCACGAAAGCGTCGGGCGTGCAAGAGACGCCGTGCGCGAGATCACGATAGAAGTCGCCGCCCGGCACCGGGTTCGCCTTCACGATCCAATCCGGGCGCTCCTCGCGCAGCATTTCGAGGGCGACTCGTTCCATATAGCGGCCACGCTTCATCGCGGGCGTCTCGTCTTCGCGTGGCGTCGCGCCGGTCTTCTTCGCCCAAAGGGAGAGCGGGGTCTCCCACGGGTGGCAGCCCAAGATGGCGGCGATCTCGGACGCGCCGATCGTCTGCGTCCGCAGCGCGAGCCATTCCTCGCGCGTGGATGGCGTGAGGATTTCGACGCCAGGGCGCGGGGCGCGCTCGAGCCGATCGACGATGGTCGCAGCGGCGCCGCCGAGCGAGGTTTGGGGGAAGGTCGAAATGCTCATAACTCAATCCTCCAATTCGTCCGGATCAATCCCGGCAAGTTCGAGAAACCCACGCCCGGTTTCATCCTCGGCGAGCGCCATGCGCGCAGCGTCGATCGGATCGACCTCGCTCTCGAAGGCGTCGCGATATCCCCAGTCGCGGAAATCATCGGATATGAAGCCGACGCCGCCCGTGATGCGATCGACCTCAACGTTGACTTTCTTCATCCAGGCCGCGAACGCGGCGTCGTCATCGAACATCTCTCTTTTCCTCAGATGTCGCGCCCGGCCAACTGCATGGCTCGAAGCGAGCGGCGCTCGGTCGTTGCGACGATCGTCATTCCCCGCGCGCCTTCGCGAGGGTTTTCGCCATCTGCTCGGCCTGCTCGCGGATATGTCCTGCATGTGCGGGCCAGGAGATGGCGAGCAGCGCAGCAGCGCTCTCGAGCGCAATGCGGGACCGCTCGGCTTCATCGAAGAGCGCGTTGGCATGCGCAAAGAGATTCGCGTTCGCCATCGCCTCGGGTCCGCTGTTCACGACCGCGACCCAAGCGTCTGTTCCACCTTCTCCGCATACGATCAGGAATCTATCGGGCCCCTGGTCGACGACATGCAGCGGACCCTTCGTGAATTGCGGCTCTCGCATCGCCATCACACTCCCCTCGGGCCATCAGGACGCTTTGGCGCGCCCTTGACGTCGTTGAACGAAGCCGCGATCCGATCGAGCTCGTCCGGCGTCGCGTCGGTGATATTGAGGCGCAGCACTACACCTCCATTTGCCGTCCCGATGTTCAGCCAATTACCGGGCGAGTTGGTGTCGCGGAAGACTCTCAGCTCGGCGCGGGACGCGATCAACGCGGTGACGCAGGTTGCCATCGCCGTTACTCCGCCGCTCTTGGAAGCTCCGCTCGCTCTTTGAGCGCGCGCACCTTCGCCGCAAGTCCCTCGATCGACGCGAGCACGTCGTCGAATGTCAGCGGATCGATTTCGTGATTGAGCAGCTCGGCGGCGTCGGCTTCGCACATGTCGAGCAACCGTCCCGCGAGCACCAAGCGCTCGTAAGGGCTTCCGGCGATCTGGCGCCGGAACGAGATCGCATCGGAGAGAAGATGGGTCGCCGTCTCTTCGAGCTTGCCCGCGAGCCCGTCGACCGTCGCGTTGAAGCCAGGTATCAGGCTTTCGAACAGCCCGCGGTCGGACGCGCGCTGTGCCGGTGAGGTTCTGACGGAGAACGTCATCGCGACACCCCCGTCTGCGCATGATTGAGCGTCCCGTGCTCGCGCGCCGCACTCCACGGCACGAGCCCGGCCTCGCGCATGTCGTCGACGATGCGCTCGAGGATACGGTCGTTCTCGTGCGCGCGCAGAGCGTCGACGATCGGCTTCCAGAATGGGTGATGGCGATCCAGCGGCGCGCGGCGGCTCACCGAGCGTCCATTGACGCGCGCATAGGCGCCGATCTCGATCGCGCTGACAGTCCAATCGTCGCCGCCGTAGGCGATCGTTGCGCGCCCCCAGGCGCTGACCTCGTAATTCCAGTCGATGCCGTCGGCGGCTGTGGGCTGCAGGATCGGCAGCTCTTCGAACTCGAAATTGATCTCACGCATGGCTCACCTCGGTTGGTGAGCCTCTGTCTACATGTTAACATCCATCATGGCAACATGTATCATGTTAATTGTAGTCGTCGCTGAATTGTTCGTATCCATTCAAGCCGATAGCCAGTCCCATCCTCTCCGCTATGACGAGCCGGACCCGGTACCAATGATCCACGGGGCGATTGCCATCGACGACGACCTGGCGCTCGCGGTCACGAATCGAGGCTTCGGAATAGGCCTGGTTGCCGTAGCGAGCCATCAGGTCATCCGCGTCTTTTTCAATGAGCGCGCGGTATTCGCGCCGGCGCCGGACCCAACGGAACATCTCGAGCTCCCCTGACAGTCACCTGGCGTTCGGCTGCGATTTTCGAGCCCCTAGCGCTGCGGCCGCTTCCGCGCCGGCGTTGGGTCCTTCCGCCGAGCATCGCGTTGTGGGCGGATTTCCGCACGTGCGGCCGAGGCTCGCCCAGCCGACGCAGCGACCATCGGGGCCGCGATAGCCGGGACCGCCTCGACAGCCGCAGCCGCTGCAGGCGCTCGCCTGCACGATCGAAACGAGAAAAATCACCACGAGCGCGCTGGCGCCAAGAAGCCCGAGCGCGTCAGAACACGGTGAACCGACCGACGTAGCGGCCAATGATGCGAACCTCATCGAGCGTCGCCTCATACGGGGAATATTGCGGATTTGCTGAAATCAGCCTCAATCGTATCGGGTCGGCTCCTCGCACGACCTCGACGCGCTTGACCACGACGCTGAGACCGTCCCAAAGGACGAAAATTCCCTCGGGGCTCGGCTTCGTGTCGCGCAGGTCGGCGAATACCCGGTCCCCTGGATAGAGGGAGAAAGCCCGGCTATCAGGGTTGAGCATCGAATCGCCGATGACCTCGAAAATTCGAATATGCGCCGGCGAGGCGTGGAGCGTCTCGCGCACAACGGATTGCGGGATGACCCACTGATCCCGAACACCCTCGGCTTCGTAGGTGTTTCCGTCGCCGTCGTGGACAAAATAGATGCCTGCCGGGACGCCTCCACCGCCGGCGCCGGCCCGCACATCGACTTCCAGGATCGCCGCATCCTCTTTGGGGCGTCCGAGGTCGCGATCGACAGATGACTCGACCTGTGGCGCATCGGGCGCGGCCCAACCTCCGAATAGGAGGGCATGCGCCGTCGTCCGGAAGGCCCGCGCATATTTTGCCGCGGTTTCCGGGTCGAATTCGTTCTGCCCGTTCTCGTGCGCTCCATAGGTCGAGGGCGACCAGCCGAAGCGGATCGCGGCCGATCTGGCTGATTTGAAGCCCGCGGCGACCCTTGCGGCCCGGAGACGTTTGCCCATGCTTTCCATGGGGGCATCGTCACATAATGTGTTAACATCAGTCATGTTGACATGATGAACATACATCGTGTATATGTTCCTGCATGAACACGCAGATCGACACGATTGTTCGCCTCTTCGACGCGCTCGGCGGCCCCTCGGCAGTGGGCCGCATCATAGGGCGGCGCGCTTCCACCGCGTCCGAAATGAAAAGGCGCGAGTGCATCCCCGTCGATTATTGGCCGGCCATCCTGGCGAGCCCAGAGGGGAGAGCCATTGAGCTGACCGCTGACGATCTGATGCGGCTGCATACCACAAGCCGAGCCCAACCGACCGAGGCGGCCTGATGCTTTCGAGAGCGACCTCACCGGCCTTCATCCTCGATCCGACCGAGCATGTGCGCGTCGGCCGCGACCCACGCGAGATGACGCGCGAGGAGCTGACCGCGTGCGGGCATGAATCGATGCCGGTGCTTTCGGCGATCCGGGCGAAATGCCTCGATTGCTCCAGCGATGCGCCTTCCGAGGTCCGCCGCTGCACCGTCGTCGGCTGCCCGCTCTGGCCGTTTCGCATGGGCACAAACCCTTTTCGCGCCGAGCGCGAGATGTCCGAAGAGCAGCGCGCCGCGGCGGCCGAGCGCCTGGCGAAGGCGCGCGCCGCGAGAGGATTTTCAGCATGAGCCGTTCCCGCATCCTCACGATCGCCTTCACATGCGACGCCGCGGTCGTCGCGTTCCTCGCGGCGTTGATTGCCGGAGTGCTCCGATGACACCAGCCGACCTGGACGCAATCATCATCATCGCTCTGGCGCTCGACATCATCGGCGCCGTGCTCATGGGGCTCGCACTGTGAAAGCCTATTCCGCCATCACCCCGACCGAACAGCGCGTGCTCGAACTGCGCGCCGGCAACGCAACATATGGCGATATCGCGAACGCCGAGGGACTCACGATCAATGAGGTGATCGCAGCAATCGGTACGGCGTGCATGCGCCTCGACGTGGCGACGGAGGCCGAGGCCATCCGCTGCTTTACCGGCGAGGACTTGGAGCGCGCGTTGCGCCAAGAACACGAGAACCGGTTCGGCGCCGAACAGAAGGTCGCGTGACATGCCGGCGCCGCTCCGCACTCGCACACCAGTCGAAGCGGCGCCGGCCGCGCGATTGCTCGCGCATTCGAATTCGCGCGAGAGCGCATCCGAGAAGCCCTGCCATGTTCCGCGCCGTTCATCCGCCGCGGCATCCGGGCATGTCAGGGTGGGGCAGAGCGTGGGGAATTTTCCCGTGGTTATAAGCGCGCTCTGCCCCACGAATTCCGCGCCGTGCTGTACCTCCTGGGCGCGGCGCGGAGCCCGCGCCGGACGCGCCCCGATCGGCGCGGGCATCAATTCATTCAATGGAGCCGGCATGCTGCTTTCCCTCATGTCCTTCCTCGGCGATGCGCTGCTCGCGGCCTTCGCAGGCGAATACGAGTCGATCCGCGATCCCGCCGATCGGCCCTGAGTTCCCTCCCAGGGAAGCGCGCGCACCGCAGCGTGGATGACATGCGGTCTCTCTTCGACTTGGAGCGACTTCCTCGGCGGCCATGCGCCGCTGGGGCTTTTTGCCAGAGTGTAATGCCAGCGTTCCGCCCTATCAGGTCACGCGTCCGGGCGGATGGCCATCCCTACAATAGCGCGGAGATTAGGCGCGTGACGAAGCAGCGCGATTACGGCTCGACGAAAGACATCGTTGGACGGCTCGTCGACGAAGCGGGCGGCGTGAAGCGCGCTGCGCATTTGCTCGATTGCTCGGCCGCGCATGTCTACGCGATGTGCGACCCGGCTCGCGAGGAACGCATGTCGTTCGACGCCGCGCGCAAACTCACGGAATTCTGCGGCGCCACAGCCGCGGCCGAAGACCTCGCGGCGCTCGCGCACGGCGTCTTCATGCCGATCGAGATCAGCGACGGCGACCTCCCCCGCATCGCGGCCGACAAGGCGCATGAGCACGGGCGCGTGACGACGCAGCTCTTCGTCGCGCTCGGCGACGGCCATGTCTGCCAGCGCGAGGCGCGCGAGCTGTTGAAGCAAGTCGACAATGAATTGCGCGCGCTCATGTCGCTGCGCGCGAAGCTCGTCTCTCTATCGAAGGAGTGAAAAATGGCTGTGTTTTGGGTCACGACGATTGTCAGTAAGACCGGCGGAAGGCCTCTTCAATTCGCATTCGAAACCAATGAGGCGAACGATATCACCGAGTTTCGCGACCGCATGGAGTCGGGCGCGCACATCCTCGGGCGGCGCAGTCTGTCGTCCGCACTGACCGAATGGGAAGACATGATCCTGACCGGCGCCTTCGTCATTCAGGCGCAGATTCACAACCCGAGGAGAGTGGGACAATGACCGAAGAGACAGCGACGAAGATCGCGAATTCGAAACAGATGATCGCGCTCGCGAAAGCGTTCAACCAATCGAAAACCAAAGTCGCCTCGATAAATGGCGAAATCGGCGAACGCATCGCGAAGGCTGTCGAGAACAGAAACCTGCACGCCAAGGCGTTCAAGTTCAATTGCGCGCTAGCCCGGATGTTCGAGAAGGACGATCTGAAGGCGCGCGAGTTCTGGCGCAACGTGATGCTCTACCACGAAGAGTTCGAGAAGAACGGCCTCTTCGGCGAGCAGCACGTCGGCGACATCGACGAGATGGCGCGCAAGGCCGAGCAGGAAGAGCGCGACGCCGAGGCTGCGCAGGCCGAGGCGAATGGCAAGGCGATTATCGAGGGGATCAAGCCGCTTTCCGAAACGGACAAGGAATTCGACGACGCGCATTCGTCGAAGCCGTCACGCCGGCGCGCGAAGAAAGAAGAGGACGCGCCCGGCGACGAGGCGCTTGGCTCGTACCGCTACAACTGAGGCGGTCACGTGCGCATAGCGGCTCTCGACATTGCGACGGTTTGCGGCTTCGCGTTCGGCGATGCCGGCGCGATTCCGCAATCCGGGAGCGTGCGCTTGAAGCGTCCGGGCGAACCGCCGGAGATCGCGGCGTTCAACATGCGCGCCTTCCTGCGCGACCGCTTCACGCTCAAGCGCTTCGATCTGCTCGCCTTGGAGCACTTCTTGAATCCTGCCGCGCAGAAATCTGCCGACGCGGTGATCCTGCAGATCATGTGCTTCGGCGTCGCCGTCGCGGAGGGCATGGCGCGCGGTATGCGGATCGAGGCGCCATATCCGTCGACCGTTCGAAAACACTTTCTCGGGCGCGCGAACATGGGCGAGCGCAAGGACACCAAGGCGGCGGTGCTCAACCGCGCCCGAGCCCTCGGCTACATCCCGCGCGATTGCAAGGACGACAACCGCGCCGATGCGGTGGCCCTCTACGATTTCGCCGCCGCCACCTATGCGCGCGTGCCGCCGCGCGAGCTCGTGCTCTTTGGAGAAGCAGCCAATGGATGACTGGACGAAGGAGCGAGTCGTGCTGCT